ATGTCATATTCTGATCCGGCGGGTTGATTGGTTGGTCCGCGAGAAAATATTCCTGGCGTTACAAATCCTTTCTGGATGAATACGCCGCCGTCCAGATCGGCCAGAAAGGTGGAAACGTCTGTATCCCGGTGCGTGGGTGCGGGTTTGCTCATGGTGATACTCCTGTTGCGTCTGTTATTGGTGAGATTAGGGCAGCGTTCGGGCTGCCGGGGCTTCTGCTGGAGCAGGGCGGGCCATGGTTTTGCCGATGTTCTGGCTCAAAAAGTCCTGGCAGTTCAGCGTGCTCAGGTTGTCCGCCACCTGGTCCATGGCCTCGGCGCTGATAAACTTCTCCAGGCGGGTGCCGGTGGTCATCAAAAAGGCCAGCAGCTGCATGGCCTGGCGCATCAGCGCAGGGTTCAGATACTGGAAGTCCTGCAGGTGCAGCGGGAAGTGATCGCTGTCCCAGAGCGCCAGCAGGAAGTTGCCGGCGTGGCGGGCGTCACTGCTGGTGCCGGTGCTGGCTGTGTGGTGAAGCTCATTCAGGGCGCGCTCAATGTCGTTGGCGCTGGCTTTCAGTGTCAGCATGATGTGATCCTCAGGTTTTCTGGCTATCCACCACACGCAGACGAGGGCGGAGACGAGTAACAACAGGTGGCTGGTCATTGGCGGCATCCTCCAGGTGGGCGCGGTACCGGAATCCTTCTTGCTTCCACACCAGGCGTTTGCCCTGTGAGTTGGCGAAGCGAATCAGGTCTACAACTCGGGTAGATTTGGGCAGATCAAGATGCATGGCATTCCTCCTGGCCGCTGGCGCTGAAGTTCCCCTTTTGCAACGTTCGGATAGTGCGGGACACCCGCTTGATCCGGCTGGCAACCTCGTGGGGTTGGCGTTGTGTGTCCCGGACAATGTGGATGGTGCGCAGCCGCACCAGATCCTGATCAGAGGCCGGAAACCGCTCTACGTGGTCGTTGATCGCGCGCTGAATGTGGGCGTTCTTGCCGCTCTGCACGGCCAGCCAGATGCCCTTCCAGCTCAGCAGCTCGATTTCCTCGATGGTTCTCATTGCTTCTCCCTGGGGTTGGTTGCTGCCTGATAGTCGGCGGTGGCCGCGTCCACCAGCTGGCGAACCTCGGCGAGTGTCATTTGCTCCAGCGGTTTGCCGGCCTTCTGTATCCGTTCAGCCAGCAGGCACTGGTAGTGAAAATTGGTCTCCATCACCTCGGTAGAGAGATCGAACAGCGGCTGGAGCGTGTCGCACAGAGTTCTGATGTTCATCGTGTTGTCCTTTTCGTCCGTGATCAGGCGGCGTTCACCTGGTCCCATTCCTGTTTGGCTTTGGTGCGTTGTTCGTCGATGTAGTCCGCCAGATCCTGCGCGCTCACCAGCCATGGGCTTTTCTGGGTGCCGCCTCGGTAGGCGGTTACCGGCAGCTGCCGGCGGGCGGCGCGCTTCTTGGCCATGTCTGGCTGAAGGCCGAAAAACTTGTCGCAGATATCCTCCAGCGGGATCTCGGCGGTACCGAACTCGGCCATCAGGGCGAAAAACGTGGAAATCTGCTTCACGAGGCTTTCTCCATTTCGATCTGCTCTGCGAACTCTTTGCGCAGGAATTCCAGGCCGGCAGGGCTAACCAGCGTTTTGGCGCTGTGCTGCAGGCCGCGAACGGGGTGGTTGAATGCTTTGGTTTCCACCTTGAACAGGCCGCGCTGGGTGTAGCGCCAGTTGGGCAGGCGGTACTTGTCCAGAATGCCCCGGCTCTTGAGTGCCTGAATCATCTTGCGTGGGCCAAGGTTCAGCGTTTTCGCGGCTTCGGCGAGGGTGATGTATTCGGGGATCATGCGGCCTCCCTGTCTCCGGTGCGGAGATCATCAAGGTTGGTTGGCATAACGATGGGGTGGTCGTCTGCATCCCGGCGGTTGGCTACACGAATCCGCGCCACCCGTGGGGTGCGAACGGTTGCCGGCTGGTCGCTGGCGCCAGGCAGGGCGTTGCCGAGAATCAGCAGGCCGATGGCCAACTGCCGTGCTTTTATCAAGCCGGCTTTCCATGCGCGGCTGATCAGCAGCTGCCGGTTAGGGGCATCGAATCGGCGCAAAAGGGCGATCATGTGGAACTTCACCGTGCCCAGCGTGATGCCCATCAGAATGCCGATGGCTTCGTTTTCCTTGCCCTCGACTACCCAGGCCAGAACTTCACGCTGACGTGGGGTTAACGTTTGGTTCGGGTCTTTGATTTCGAATTCTGTTCCTGTGATGTTAGCCATAAGATGCCACCACGTTATCAAGATGACTTAATCGTAGACAATGGCTAACATCGACGTCAATAGTGTGACGGTTATTTTTTACTATTTCGTAGTTATTTCGAGATGGGGCGGTGAGCTGCGGGCACAAAAAAAGCCCCGGAGGCTTTGGCCTGCGGGGCTTTGAGTGAGAAATCTTTAACTGTCTGGGGTGTGTAAGCGTTCCCCGAGATAGTAGAGGCCTAAGAGTGTCGCGACGATCATCTGCCAAAACACAAAGAGGTAAGTTGCGGTTGCTGTCCATATCACTGCTGATGGTAGGTCATTGCTCTCGCCTACCGTTCTTCCAAGGTAGAAGCAAATAACTATGAAAATGCTTGCCGCAGTCAGGTATGAAAAGAGTACACACAGGAACCTGCGCCGAGTCATCTCGACCATTATTCTGGTTCCTTGGTACATGATGCTTACTTTTGGGGGGTTGTTCATAAGCTGATCGATATCATGCTTGTTGAACGTCGCTACCGCAGCGAGCGCTGCAATGAAAAATCCTGGTAGATTTTCTACAAAGCCTGTTATGCGTTCTAGTAGAGCGTCCTCTCCAACGACCGCGTGTAGATTCGAAAATGCAGCCAAAAACGCAACTGTTAGAGCTGTAAGGGCTGCCGGTAAAAGCCAGTCATAAATCCATTTGTCATCGTGGTGTATTCTAAGGTAAGACACTGGTCGCGCCATTTGATACACGATGAACTGGAGGCTTTTAAGGTGTCTAACCATCTTTTATTTCCACCATTTTGCTTACAATCTCATCGTGAATGATTGGTACGGCAGTTGACAGCGTCGATTTGAAGCCGCTGATTTTTCGCTTCTTTACGTATTTGTCTTGATTATAAATTGTCGCAGTGTCACTGCTCAGCAGGGCGGTGTGACCTGAGCCAGTTTTGTCCGAAAACTGGACACGAACGTAAGGCATTTTTAGGTCCGAAGCATTTGCTAGAGCCCGCTGTAAATGTTTCCAGTTACCGCCTGACCGGAAGATTGACTGTTGCCCAACGCTCATCACTACTTCGGTAGATGACAATTCAGGATGAGCGTTGGAATCATAACCTTTCACGTTGATTGCGTGCGTTACAAGCCGCATATCGTTCAGTTTTCCCTCGCTAAGCTCGGACTGAAAGGTGTCAGATGGATGAGCATACAATGATAGGTCGCAATATGTATGAATTGTCTTCCCTTGAGCGCCGTTGGGATGTGGTTTGGAATATTTTTCAGGATGTACTTTGGCGCATAGCTTAGCGAGATTGTTCAGGAACGAAGAAGCGCGGGCAAAAGGAACTCCGGAGCTTTTCTCAAAAAGCATCAGGTGCTTCTTTTGTTTGGTTTGTTGCTTGAAAATCACCACGTGAGCAGATGTTTCCAGTCCCTGGTCATGATTAAATCTAATGATACTTCGGTCGGAATCGGTGCCCCCAATCTTATTTGTTACGACGTGGGGAGCGCCACTATCCACTAGGTTGATAAGTAACACCCAGTGGGTTCCACAATCCTGCATGTCTTCGAGAGAGTATTGCAGCTTGGTTTTTTTGCCAACCTTTAGGCGAGCGACATTTTTTTCTCTGAGCTCCCAAAATTCTTGCATCAGCTCATCTAAAGATCTTGGGCTGTTAAAGCGCTTAAGCCGTGGATCTATTCTCGCGAGTGTCCGCCCGGTCAACGAAAGGTCGAAAAACTGAATTGTTCTCTCGTTTCTGCTCATAGTCTCGAGTTCACGCTTGTTATATTGGGTTTCTAAGAACTGGTTCGAGGGATAGTGGAGAGGCTCCAAATTCCATTTATTGGGGCCATAGTGTTGTCCGCGCTCCCTGCGACATACTGCTCTGTCTCTAGTGCTATTTTTTCCCTGCCGCCACTGCGTTAAGTGTTTCGGTAAGGCCCTTAGCAAGTTCAGGGGTGAGAACTTGGGCGGCCGTAAGGTGCGCAATGCATTGAATGAGACGAGCGTGTTCAGGGGAAGCCTTCGCTACATCAATCATTGGTAGCTGAGGTGGAAGTTCGTCGGTCTCGTCGTAGGTTTTAGGGCCCTCGCCAAAGGCCAGCCACCAAAAGCGGTACCCGGTTAGTTCCGCAATCCCTCTCAGGTTGTCGAGGTTGATTGAGCCTCGTCGCTTCCAATTTAGTACCGAGGTTCTGGCAACGCCAAGCCTCTCAGCGATCTCGTTCATATTGAGAGGGCCGTTTTCGACAGCTTCTTTGAGCCTGCTGGCTCTGGCGTTTTCGGAATCGTCTTTCATGAGCGTGATGTTAGCCTTTAACTAATTATCAAGTAAGTCACGCCGCTGGACATGACCATAGCCATTGGCTACTATCCAGTAGCTAACAAGGGGGTATCCTATGGCTATAGAGATCGTAGAAAAGATTGCCGACTGCTTGGGCAGTAAGGCAGAGATGGCAAGAATCTGTGATGTTCGTCCGCCTAGTCTTCATGGCTGGGTTCGCATTCCCGATTGTCATGTCTTGAAGCTTGAGGCTGCCGTGAGAGCCAAGGGCGGTGATATAGATCGATACTCCATGCGTCCTGACATCTTCGGCGAGTCTCCAGAGTCTACCGAGAGCAAGTCTGTCGCATAACTAACCGGGTGGATGGGGTGCATATGAGAAAGTCTCTGCAGGATTGGGTTGAGGCCGCCCTGGTCGTCGCTGACAGCAACGGCATGAGCGGTGATGAGGTTATTCCGACCTGGCCGGAGTTGATCGTGGAGAAGTATCCGGATTTCTATCCGGAGCTGACCATTGGGGCGCTGAGGGATTGGCAGGTTGGCCGTGCTCAGATCGCTGAGGCCAGGGCGATCGTTGATCAAGTGGTTGCTGAGCTGGAGGCCGGATTCGTTCGCTGTGAGCGCTGCGGAGATCAAGAAGACACGGCGACATTTGATTGCATGGGTGACTTGCGCAAGGTTCAGTGCCTGCTCTCTGCCTCACAGCAACCCAGCGGCGAGTGGGTGCCATCGGAGCCGACAGACGAAATGCTCGAAGCATGCCTTTTCAGCGAGCAAGCCAAACAATTTCCTGCCAATGCCAAGCAATATTTGCGGCGGGTGTATCTAACCATGTTGGC